GCCACACGTTCATCACCGGCCTGACGAACGGGACGATCACCCTCACCGGGTGGACCGACACCACGTCGAACACTGGCACGCTGACGGTGCTCGACTCCCTCGTCGGTCTCGACGCTATCACGGTCGGGTGGGAGTACGGGCCACACGGCAACGCCACCGGTGCCGTGAAGTACACCGGCGAATGCATTCTGGTTTCTCTCGACGTGTCGGACCCGGTCGCCGACCTGGTGTCGTTCACGTGCCAGCTGCAGATCAGCGGTGATGTCACTAAGGGTGCGTACGCTTAGGTCACCCACCTAGTGAAAGGGCACCCACCGTGTCTCAGATCCTCCCGAAGGGCAAGACCAGCATCCGGACCGTTGAACTGTCCGGGGGCTCGGTCGAGATCCGCTCCCTCACCCTTACTGAGTCACGCATCGCCGGGGAGAAGGAAGGGGAGGAACGGGTCGTGGCGTCGATCGCGTTCGCGGCCGGCATCCACCCGGACGACGTGCGCGCGTGGCTCACGGACACACCCGCCGGGGACGTGGTGAAACTGTTGAACGCCATCACGTCCGTGTCTGGCCTGTCGGGGGAGGCGCAGTTTCGCGAGTGACCGGGCCATGTTCTTCGCCAGCGTCGGGCAACCGTCCGAGGTGGACGTGTTCGAGTTCTATCTGGCGGACCGGTTGGGGAAGACACTCGACGAGATACGGGACATGCCCCACGCCGAATACGTGGCGTGGGTGTCGTACCACAAGGTGAAACAGCAGCAGGAGGACCTTGCGATGAAGGCGGCACGACGTGGCTGATGCCGGGTCCCGCGTCGTCGTCACTGGCCTACGTGACCTCGGTAAAGCCTTGAAGGAAGCCGAGGATGGGGCGCAGAAAGAACTTGCCCTAGCCCTCAAGGGCATCGCCGAAGGTGTCGCCTCTGATGTGCGTTCCCGTGTGCCGCACCGAACCGGGCGCGCGCAAGCGTCGTACAAACCGCGTGGGTCCGCCCGGGGCGCGTCCATCGCGTTCGGTGGGGACAAGGCGCCGTACGTGCCATGGCTCGAATTCGGTGGCCGCGTCGGTAAGGGCAAGTCCGTGAAACGTCCCGTCATCAAAGGAGGGCGTTACCTGTATCCGGCGATCACGGACAACATGCAGGACCTCGAACAGTTGGTGGCGGACGCCATCGACGACATCACGTCCCGGTACGGGTTCAAAGTGGAAGGCACCTGATGGCGCGTCAGATCACTGTAGACCTTGTGTCGGACACGAAGGCGTTCGAACGGTCCATGGGCTCCGCTGAGAAGTCGGTCGAGTCTCTGGACAAGTCCCTAGACGCGGCCGGCAAGGAAACGGCCCGGTTCGAGAAAGGGCTAGAACACGCCGACGGGTCACTCGACAAGGCCGCGTTTTCGTTCCGGGGGCTCGACGCGTTGGCGTCGGGCCTCGGCGCGACCCTGGGTATCGAGGGACTCGACACGGTGTCTGGGTACGCGGTCGGTATTGCCGACATGGCGGACGGCATGAAAGACCTGCTGTTGCCTATGGTGGCGAAGGCCCAAGCCGCGTTCGCTGCCATGAACGCGACCCTGCTCGCGAACCCGATCTTCCTTGTGATCGCCGCGATCGCCGCGTTGGGGGTCGCGTTCGTGATCGCCTACAAGAAGTCGGACACGTTCCGCAAGATCGTGAACGCCGCGTTCGACGGTGTGAAAGATGCCGTAGTCGGGGCGTGGCACGCCATCAAACCCATCTTTGACCTGTGGTTGTCGTACTACCAGCTTCTGTGGAAGGGCATCACGTCTGTCGTCAACGGCATCAAGTCGGCGTGGAACAGTGTCCTCGGTGGCCGCACGATCGGTATCCCGTCAGTGTCGATCCCGTTCGCCCCCGATTTCCCCGGGTTCTCCTTCACGATCCCGATGCTCGCCAAGGGTGGCCCGCTCGGTGCCGGGCAGATGGCGATCGTTGGCGAGAAAGGTCCGGAACTGTTCGTCCCGAACATGGGAGGTACCGTCGTCCCGAACCACGCCATCGGAGGCGGCGGGGTAACCGTGATCATCCAAACCGGGGCGTCTGACCTTGACGAACTGATCCGCAAAAGGGTCCGGGTACTCGGCAACGGCAACGTCCAGACCGCGTTTGGTCGTAACTGATGGCGACGAAGATCGAACTGTACCTAGGTGGTTCGTGGACCGACATCACGACGTACGTGCGCCTCAACCCCGGGCTCGACATTACGTTCGGTGTGCAAAACGAAGGGTCCACGGCGGACGCAGCGACGTGCAACCTGATCGTGAACAACACCGACGGCCGTTTCACACCTCGCAACACGGCCGGTGCCTATTACGGCAACCTCAAAAGGAACACGCCCCTGCGGGTCACGGAAGGCACCACAGTCCGGTTCGTGGGTGAGGTCGCCGAGTTCCCCACCAGATGGGACGCGGCCGGCAAAGACGTGTGGTCGCCCCTCACGGCGGCGGGGATCCTGCGGCGACTGCAACACGCCGCGTCGCTGGACTCCACGCTCGTAACGTCCGTCCGTAGCCTCTCGAACATCACCGGGTACTGGCCCATCGAGGAATCGGTCGGCGCGACCTACATCGCGCCCGGCATCACTGGCGGCCAGTACGCGTACTTCACCGGTACGCCCGTGTTCGAGTCGTACGACCTCGGTGCCGGTTCCCACGCTGTACCCACATGGGGCGCGGCCACTGGCGTGTTCACCCCGACCGCCGCGTCGTCGACCGGGTTCACCGCCGGTTGTTGGGTGCACCTCCCCACGTCCGGGTTGACCGGTGGGGAAGAACTCTTCCGGTGCGACGTAGCCGGGACCGCCCGTTCGTGGCGCGTCATCTACTCCCCCGGTTCCGGTGGGGGGGTGTTCTTCCAAGTCATCTCATCCACCGGCGTCGAGCTACTCGCGTCAAGCACCGTGACAGGGCTCGACGGGACCACGTTCTTCGTCAAGATGGAATGCGTGAACAGTGGCTCGAACGTGTCGTACGCGGTCGGAACCCTAGACGTAGGTGGGACCCTCAGCGGGTCCATCGTCGGGGCGTCCGTTGGGGCACCGGTCCAAGCGAGCATCGGTGCCGGCACGATCGCGATCCCCGCCGCAGCCGAAGTCGCCATCGGGCACGTCATCACCGCGTCGACGAACACGGCGCTGGTGAGTACCACGTTCGACTCCGGGCGGTCCGGGTACGCCGGCGAAACTGTTGACGCGCGCATGGCCCGCCTTGCGACCCTGTATGGCATCACGATCGGCGTTACGTCCGGGACACGAGCCCCTACCGAGATGGGTGCGCAACCAGACGGGACCCTGCTGGATGTGCTGCGCGCGGCCGAGAAGGCCGACGCGGGAGGGATCCTGCGCGACACCATCAACGCTGTCGGGTTGACCTACATCACCCGCAACGCGCGGTACAACGACCAGCAGACACAGCTGGTCCTGAACTACGCGTCCGGGCACGTGTCCCCACCGTTCGAACCCGTCGACGACGACCAGCAGATCCGTAACGACGTGAAAGTGAACCGGGACAACGGATCCTCGGCGCGGGCCACGAAGACCAGCGGGGCGCTGTCCACGGCCGCGTACCCGTCCGGGGTAGGGCCGTACCCGTTCGAGGACTCATACGACACCTACCTCGACACACAGTTGCCGTACCTCGCGCAATGGGTGCTGGCGTTGGGCACGATCGACGAAACCCGGTTCCCCGCCGTGACCGTCGACCTGCTCGCGAACCCGTCGCTGGTGACTGACGCGGAAGCGATCCGCCCCGGGCACCGGTTGCGTATCACGAACCTGCCGGCCTACGCGGGAACGACGAACGTGGACCTGCAGGTACTCGGGTGGAAGGAACACATCTCGAAGTCGGAGCGCACCATCACGTTCGTGTGCGCGCCCGGGTCGGTGTGGTTGAACGCGTTCGAACTGGACGACACGACGTTCGGGAAGCTAGACGAAAATTACCTCGTGTTCTAAGGAGTTTTGATGGCTTACCCGTGGTCCTCTCATGACCTGTTGACTGCGTCCGATCTGAACGCGGCGTTTGACACTGCCGTCGTGTCGACCGGGCTCACGCTCGACACGTACACGCCGACCCTCACGCAGTCGGGCGCGGTGACGAAAACGGTCGAGTTCGCTTCCTACCACACCGTCGCGGGCATAACGCATGTCGTGGTGTCTCTGTCCGTGACCGGGACCGGGACCGCAGCGAACGCAGTGCAGATCGGCGTCCCGGTCGCGCAAACGAGCTTCCGGCTCCAAGGCGTCGGGTCCATCTTCGACGCGTCCGTATCGACCTGGTATCACGGCATCGCGGTGTTCGTGTCCTCAACCGTCGTGCAGATCTTCCCGAACGCGTCGACCACAGCCCTCGGTGCCACGTCCTTCACTGCGGCACTCGCGTCCGGTGACAAGGTATGCCTCAACCTGCAATATCTCTGACGGAGGGTCACAATGGCTGATTGGAAACTCGCACCCGCACTCGCGGCACTCATCTCCGACACGAACGCGAAGTGGCCCGCCCGGTCGAAGACCTATGACGGCACGATCGGCGACGCAGCGCACGCGGCACGCAAGTCGGAACACAACCCGAACCGGGAACCCGGCGACGACGTCCCCGACGGGTACGTCACCGCAGCGGACATCACCTCCGCCGGAATCGACGTCAACCTGTTCCTGGACACGATGAAGAAGGACAGGCGCGTGTGGTACGTCATCCACGCCGGCCGTATCTACTCCCGCACCTATGGGTTCGCGAACCGGGCCTACACGGGTGCGGACCCGCACACGCATCACGTGCACATCAGCCTGAATCA